GGTAACGCCTTACGCGCGCGCGCGCGCGTCTGACTTAAGCCTTAAGTCAGAAAGCAGAAAGCAGAAAGCAGAAAGCTTAAGTCCTCCTTTGTCGGACTTAAGCTCAGAGGGAGCGCGCGTGGAAAATGCGCCGGTCAAGCGACAAAGCGAAAAAGCTCTGTCGAAGCTGAATGACACCCAGCAGGACATTGTTGATCGCATTGAGCAGGCATTGGGGGAGCAATGGGCCAACGACGCCGGCAAATGGGTGAACCGCGTCAAAACCGACTGCGGGAAGTGCGGGCGCGTCGCTGGCGAGTTGAAATCCGCCCTGGTTGAATCCCGGATCAAAACCACGCCGGCGCAGTACGCCGAGCAAATCTGGAAGGAGTTTGCGCCATGACACCGAAGCTTTGCGTCAAGCAGCTGGCCGTTGCCCTGGGCGTTGGCGAACACTACGTGTATCAAATGCGGGCGCGCGGCTTTCCCATGGCCAAGCGGCCCGAGGGCGGCTTGGAAGCTTCGGCGGAGTTCGCCCGCGAGTGGATTGAAAATAGCGGTTTCCATTTGCACCGGTCGCGCGGCGTTTTGCGCGAGCTCCGGCGCTCGTGATGGTCGGTCTTTGGGTTACACCCCATTGCGGGGTCATAAAAAGTCTGATTGAGTTTTTCGGCGGCGCGGCTCAATAGTCGAGCTGTGAGCAAAGTCAGCACCAACCCCGACGCCAATCCGCGCAGACGCCGACGCCCTGGCCGGCCGACCGCTTTTCGCCGGTCGAAGTGTGTCCTGGCCTACCGTTATTCGCTGCTGGGCGCCACGGACGCGGACCTCGCCCGTTTCCTCGAGGTGGACGAAAGCACAATCAACCGTTGGAAGCTGGCGCACCCTGAGTTTTGCGCGTCCATAAAAAGGGGCAAGGACGAGGCTGACGCGGTTGTTTCCGAGCAGCTGCACAAACGGGCGTGCGGCTACAGTCACCCGGACGTTGTCATCACGCAGCATAACGGCACCATCACGGCAACCAAGGTCACCAAGCACTATCCGCCCGACACCACCGCCGCGATTTTCTGGCTGAAAAATCGGCAGCGCGACCGGTGGCGTGACGTGCAGCGCTTGGAACATTCCGGCCCCGGCGGCGGCCCGGTGGAAGCGTGCAACGCCACCATTGACGACTTACTTGCCGAGCTGGTCAAGCGCGGCGAAACCTTGCCGACGTGCGCCATGATTCCGATTCAACGCTCATGATTTTTGTTCTCCTCATGCTCGCCGCACAACTGACCACCGCGCAACTGAATGCGCGCGTGATAGCCGGGAGAATGGCCGGCATTGACTTGTTGTCGTTTGCCCAGTTGAGCACGCCGGACCCGATCGACCCGTTCACCGTTGGGAAATCCCGTTACGCCTGGAAGGCGCATCACCGGTTGATTGGTGACAGTTTAATGCGATTGGCGCGCGGGAAAATTCCCAAACTGGAAATTGAGACGGCGCCCCGGTACGGCAAAACGGAAATGGCCGTGCGCAACTTCGTTCCCTGGCACGCTGGCAACTGGCCACAGCGCGACCTGTTGATCATCACGGCAACGTCTGACCTTGCCAACGAGCACGGGCGCGACGTGCGCGATTACATTCGCGGCCCCGGATACTCGCTGGCTTTTGGTAACATCCCCGGCGCGCAATTGCGCGACGATAGCCAAAGCTCCTGCCGGCTCCAGCTGGCCGCCGGCGGGAAGATCCAATTTTTCGGGCGTGGCCAAATCCCCGCCGGTGTCGGTGGCCATGGCATCATCTTCGACGACTTTTTTAAGTCGGCCGAGGAGGCGTACAGCGAAGCGGAACGTAATAGCGCCTGGCGCTGCTACATTGCCGATTGCCTTTCCCGGATGAACTCCGCCGACGCCTGGCAGCTACTCATCGGCTCACGGAAAAACGAGGACGACGTCCAAGGCCGGCTCTTTGATCCGACTAACCCGCACTATGATGCGATTTATGCGCGCGGGTTTGAACGGATTCGGATCCCCGCGTTGAGCGAAGGCGAGGGCGACCCGCTGGGACGCGCGAAGGATGAGGTTTGCTGGCCGGAACGTTTCCCGAAGGAATTTTACCTGGCGAAGCGCAACCATAAATCGGACATCGTCCGCACTGACTTCCACACCCAGGACCAATGCAATCCCAGCCCGGCCGAGGGCACTTGGTTCAAGAAGAAGTGGCTCAGAACTTACGCGGTCGCGGATCTGCCGAAGCACCTCCGAATCTACGTTGCCAGCGACCACGCCTACCGGATTCAGGAAAAAAACGATTCCACTTGCCTGCTAATTGTCGGCGTGGATCCGACCGGCGAAGTCTGGATCTTGCCCGATACGGTTTGGGAAAAAATGGAAACGGACGTCCTTTGCGACGCCATTTTCCGGGTCATTGAACGCCGCCGTCCGGCGCACTGGTGGGCGGCGCGTGACGCTATCAGCGGATCCATTCTGCCGCTTTTGCGCAAGCGCATGCTGGACACCAAATGCTTTTTTTACATAGACGATTCCATTTCCGAAAAGCGCGACCTGGTGGCCCGGTCGGTGTCGATTCGCGGCCTGATGGCCATGGGCATGGTGCACTGGCCGGCGGACTGGCCGCGCTGGGCGGATGCCGAGAAACAGCTTTTGAGCTTCCCCGGCACGCATGACGACTTGGTTGCCGCGCTGGCCATGCTGGGCATGGGTCTCGACAAGATCACCAAGCCCGACGGCGACAAGCCCAAGGACACCCCAACCCCCGGCACCTTTGCTTGGCATTCGTGGGGTCAGGACAAGCAGCCCCTGACGAAAGGATGGTCGTGACGCCTCGCACCACGCTTGTGATCGAGCGCTCGCATCTGCGCAAGGGCGCGGTGGTCTTGCGCGATCGTTTTGGTGTGACGCTGCATTCGCACGGTTCGGCGCGTTGCGCGGTGCGCTACTGCGAGCGCAACGGCTACGCGTACACGTTCCCGCTACGCCGATTCGAAGCCCTGTTGCAGGAGAACGATCTATGAGTGAACACTGGATTGCCGGAGCGGTAAAAAAACATCATGGCGTGTTTCGCGCCGCCGCAAAGCGTGCGGGAATGTCCACGCACGCCTTTGCGGAAAAACATCGACATGCCAAGGGCGTGCTGGGCCATCGCGCGCGATTGGCTCTCACCCTGATGGCCATGCACGGAGGTGGCAAATGAAGACCGAGCTTACCCCGGGCGTGAATGATCCCGAGCTTGGGGCGCTGGCGGAAACGGCCATGAAGGCGGCGGCCGCCCACGACCAACACGCCAAAGCGGCGGGTATGTCGCCCCAGCAATTCGCGATCAAGCACAAGGAGTCCGATGGCGACCATGGCCATCGCGCCCGGCTTCACCTCGCGCTGCATGGCCTCAAAAAGCACGACGCCATGAACGGCAGCGACGACGAGGAAAAGGACGCGTTCAATAACGCGATGGACCGGAATCAAATCGGATGATGGCCCAAATCCATGGCGGTGAGTTCGACGGCGCCGAGCTGGATATTCCGGAGGTTTATAAAGCCGTCCGGATGCCCAAGCGCGTCTATCACGATTACTCGAAGTGGCCAACCAATGAAGATTTGGAAAAGCTTCTTCACCCTGGCGTCGCCACTCACGAGTTTCGTTTGCGGTCCATTGTCAACGGTGTCGCGCATTACTACCTGGTGACGTGAAACCATCCCCCAGCCAAATTCCCGCCGGCAAAGTTCCCGCGCCCAAGAGCACGGTGCCGCACCTTCATTTGGCCAACATGTTTTCACGCCTGGCGCAGCGTCATATCGGCGCCGCCATGGCCAATGCCCCCGACCAAGCCAACGCCCGTTTGCCGCGGCCCGACATGGCCGCGATCGACACGCAACGCGGGCGCCCGCTCGCGCGTCAAGCCGTGATCGGCGCGCCCAACCCAGCAGTGAACTCTGATTTTTAGCCATGCCCGCGCCCTCCCTGCAATCGCCGCCCATGGGGCTTCTGGCTCGCGCCAAGAGCGCCATGGGCGTGCTGGCCACTGGCAAACTGCCCAACCCGTTGGCCAGCGAACCGCAGGACCGCAGCCGCGCCGCGCTTGTGCGCGAACTCAATGACTGGTGTGTTGAGGAACGCAAATTTTGGAAGCCGATTTTTGACCGCATCCGGCAGGAACAGAAGTTTGCGGCCGGCCGGCAGTGGCCCGGTGAATACAAGAACCGCTCCTCGATGGACACCGAGGATTACGTTGGCGACATGGTGCAACAATTCCTGAACCGCAAGACCGCCGCGCTTTACGCCAAGAATCCCAAGCCCGAAGGCGTCTTGCATGAGCGAATGAATTTCACCGTGTGGGACGGTGACCAGGCCACGATTGACAATTGCAAGGCGTTGATTGCCCAGGTGGCGCCGCAGGCGATGCAAGCGCACGAGGCTGAGTTACAAGGGCAGCAGGTGCCCCCGCCGCCGGCGCAGATGCAGCAAGACCTGGCCGAAGCGCAGGCGATTCTGGCGGACTATCAGCAGGGCATGGCGGAAAAAAAGATGCTCGAGAAAATCGCCCAGACCGGGGAATTGCTAATCCAGTCCCAGTGGAGAGCGCAATCGCCCGACATGCTCATTAGCGCCAAACAGGCGGTTACCCGCGTCATCACCTCCCGCGTCGCCTTCGTCCAGGTCATGTACAAGCGCGAAGAGCAGACGGTTGCCAGCGACAACACCAACGCCATGAACTTTGACGAGCGGTTAAAGGCGCTGCAATCCGAGCTGGCCATGATCGAAAGTGGTGTCGTCGATGCCGATGATCCGCGCGTTGAACAGGCGCGACTGTTGCGCGTTTCGATTGCCCAGCAGCAACAGGAACAGCAGCAAGCGCAAACCAGCCAGCCGCCGCCCGCCGAGGAAGGCGTTGTCCATGACTGGCTCCAGGCAACGAGTGTCATTGTTGACCGGCGCTGTAAATGCCTGCGCGAGTTTGTTGGCGCTCATCGCGTGGCCAAGGAAATTTTATGGACGGTGGCCGAGTGCGAAAAAAAGTATGGCGTGAACTTGCGCGATTCCGGCGCCAAAATTTACACCGAAAGTGGCGACGGCTGGCGCGCCGAGGACCGCACCGACTACGACCAGGACGAGCGCGAGGGCGGTGGCAAAAAATTCGCGAACAAAAAAGTGTGCGTCTGGCACATTGAGGACATCGACACCGGCTTGCGTTATGTCATTTGCGACGGCGTCAAGGATTTCCTGGTCGAGCCGGAAACCAATTCGCCCGAGGTAAACCGTTTTTGGTCCATCGTGGCGGTCGCGTTCAATGTTCAAGAGGTCGAAGAAAATGACCCCGAAAACGACGTCACCATTTATCCGCGCTCGGACGTGCGATTGATGATGCCGATGCAAATCAACGTAAACGTTGCCGGCCAGGACCGGCGCAAGCATCGCGCCGCGAACCGCCCCGCGTGGGTGGGCGTCAAATCCAAGTTCGCGTCTACGGCCGGCCAAAACGACCTCGAGAAACTCGCGCGCCCGCGCGACGGGCATGACGTGCTGATGATGGAGGGTCTTTTGCCCAACGAGAAAATTTCTGACTTCATTCAGCCGCTCCCCAAGCAGCCGTTTGACGTCAACCTTTACGAGAACGGCACGGACTCGCAGGCGATGATGCTGGCCACGGGCATGCAGGCGAGCGACCTCGGTGAGCAGCGGCCCGACGAGAAGGCGACCGGTCAGAACATTGCCGCTCAGGCACGCGCGACCAGCGACGGCAGCAACATAGGCGACCTCGATTACATGTTTTCCACGCTGGCGCAAATGGATTGGGAAATGTTGATTCAGGAGATGCACCCGGTCACCGTGCAAACGTTGGTCGGCCGGGGGGCTGTCTGGCCGGCGCTCAACCGGCAGCAGATTGCCGACTCGATCTATTTTCAGATTGAAGCCGGCTCGATGGGCCGACCGAATCAGGTTCAGGAAGTGCAAAATTACCAGGCCATCGCGCCGCAACTGGGCCCGCTCATGCAGCAGTCCGGGCGCGACCTCGAGCCTTTGATTAAGGAGGGGGTCAAACGCCTGGGCGACAAGCTGGACGTGGACGACTTCCTGAAGCCGGCCCAAGTCCCAGCAGCCCCGCCGCCGCAGCAACAAAAGCCCGCTTCGCTGGCCATGTCGCTCAATGTGGCGGACCTGCCACCCGAGGAGCAGGAACAGGCAGTGCAACAATTTGGCATCAAACCGGCGCCCCCGGCTTCCCGGTTGCTGAACAAAATTGGGCATGCGGCCGCCGTCAAGGCGGCACACGAGAACGCGAACGGAGGGCCGGCGCAACCTGGTGCGCCGCAAGGTCAACCTGTCGCGGGGTCATAAAGCGTCCCGTTGACATAATCGCCCACGCAATTTATGGATGATGAAATAATTGACGAGTCTGCCGCGGCCACGTCAGCCGCAACCGAGACCGCGCCGGCCCCGAGCGCGCAGGGCGACACCGAAGTCACGCCCGCTTCAACCAACACTGGCGATCCCGCCGCGACCACGCCACCGGCAAGCGAAAGCGCACCCAGCGAATTGGAAGAGTTCAAAGCCGAAGTCGCGCGAGCGGTCGGCCAGACCCCAGCCAAGACGCAGGAATCCGAAGCCACCACCACGGAGACCGCCGCTAAAACCGATGAGCAGTCGGCGGAGAAGGGTGAGGGTGAGGAAACCAAAACTGATCTTTCTCAACCCGACAACAAAAGTCCCGAGAAACTGACTGACCGGCCCGAATGGCAGGCGATCACGAAAATTGCCGATAAGGTGGGCAAGGAGGAAGGCAAAGCCGCCCGGTCCATGCTCCGCGAATTGTATAAGCGTGAATATGACCTTGGCCAGCAGCTGACCAACGCCAAGCCGGCCGTGGAAGTCGTTCAGGAAATGTTTCAGGCGGTTGGTGGAAATCAACAGGGATTCGCCAACATGCGGCACTTGATCAAATCGTTTGACGCGGACCCGGCCAACGCCGTCCCGATGCTCAAAACGCTTTTGGCCGATGCCGAGAAACGCGCCGGACTGGTTCTACAATCGCCCGAGTTACTGACCGAGGCCCAGCAGCTGGACAAGGCAGTGGAAGACGGGGTGCTAGACCGGACGGCGGCCGACAAACGCAAAAGGGAACTTTTAGAGTTGGAGCAGGCCCGCACGGGACAACGGCGTACCCAACAGCAGACCGAAGCGCAACGGCAGCTGGCGCAGCGATCCCAAGGGGAAGCCCGAGCGAAAGCGGCCGTCGCCGAGATTGAGACGGCGGCCAACGCCTGGGAGAAAGAGAAGCTGGCAAATGACCCTGATTATTTGCCCCTTAAAAACCTGCATACCAGCCGGACTTTCCAGCTGGCGGAGGCCGAGGTTCAAAAGCTGGGTCGGATGCTGACCGGCGCTGAGGCGCGCAAGGTGGCCGACAAAGCGTTGGCCGAAGTCAAAGCCGAGGTGGGGCAGTTACTGCCCAGGAAAGCGGCGCGGCAGGCGATCAACGGTGGCGGAAACGGCTCATCGGGCACAACCCGGCAAACGCCAATGACCGAGCTTGACGAGTTCAGGCAGGAAGTTGAGGCCGCCCAAAAGCGGCACACGCGATAAACGCGCGGCGGTAGCCACAATGACGAAAGAAACAGTTTATGGCCTTTACCGTACCAGTGGCGGCGGACGTTACGGCGTCCACGCTCGAAAAATTCTTTAACCCGAAGGATCCCCGTAAAATCCTTCAACATATCCAGAACAAGCCCCTTTTGCGAATCCTGATGGAATCGAAGGAGGAGTTTGACGCGGCAGGCCCGGCAGCGGGCACGACCTCGCCGGCGAACTTCCGCGAGCCCGTCCAGGGTGCGTTGCTGCGCGATCAGCCCGGCTTTTATCTCGGCATCAGCTCGGCGGACGTGCTGAACTTCAACTCGTCTGACGGCGCGATCCAGACGACCTGCCCGGTGCGCTGGATGCACGCCGGCTGGCAGATCACCCACGAGGAGCTCATGTATCAGGGCGTCGTGGTCACGAACAACAACCGCGATATTTCCGCGCCCACCGACGACGACCAAGTCAAACTGTTCAACGCCCTCCAGACCAAGAAGGCGGACTATCAGGAGTCCATCATGTACGGCCGTAACGCGACCTTGTGGCAGGACGGAACGCAAGACCCCAAGGCCATCCCCGGCTTGAAGTCCGTCTTCACCGATGACCCGACGGTCGGAATAACTTTGGGCATCAACCGGTCAAATATCTGGTGGCGCCATGTGGCTGATACTGGAGTTGGCAACGCGGGCGCCAAGCTCGTGTTTTCCAAGGCAGACCAGACGTTGACCGAGCGCCTAAACAAGGTCTTCAATGTCATTTTGCCGCTGTACGGTGGTTTCACGGATCCCGTCGCGTTGGCTGGGAGCGACCTGATTGACGCGCTGATTCGCGAGGCCCGCGCCAAGGGCGTGACGACCACGACCGGGTGGAAAGACAAATATTTCGACGTGTCGGTCACTGGCATTCGCTTTGGCCGGGTGGACATCATGTTTGATCCGACCTTGGACCTTATCGGCGAATCCAAGAACATTTACGCCTGGGACAAGGCCCACTTAAAATTGCGCACCCAGAAAGGCCAGTGGGGCAAGGTCACCCCGCAGAACATGCCGAGCAATCAGTTTGTCATGCTGACCTCAACGACTGACCGCGGTGTCATCACCTGCAATCAAATGGATTGCCAGTACAAAGGCGCAATGAACTGAGCGCGAAATTGCACGTTCAACGTCACCCCAAAACAAATCAACTTATGAAATTCTTTCGCTCCCTTTTTACCGAGCCGCTCAACCTGTTTGACGGCGCGGCCAAACTCGTGGCCGGGCTGCTTTTGCTCGCCGCCCTGACTATTCCGGCGCGCGCTCAGCAAGCGGTCTCTATTCCGTTCTTGAACGGCTGGAACCTGACGATCCCAGCCCAAAGCACGAACACGGTCGCCAGTAGCACGAGCATTGCCACCGGCTTCACCAACGTGTTCGTTTACGCGAAACAGTACGTTGTGACCAACGTCGCGGTCACCATCACCAACCCAGCCAACGGCCTCATTATCAATGGTTACATTTCAAGCAACATGCCGGTTTATGTGACCAACAATGCGGGCATTGTGGATGTCGCTAGCTGGATTAACCAGGACGGTTCCCTGCCGTTCATCGGTTGCGCGGTGGCGTACACCAGCGGGAGCGGCACCAACCAGACCGTGGCGCCAGTGTTCACGCTGACTGCGATCGCGGATGGGCTACAGTCGGGCAATGGCGCGCCGCAAGTGCTGTGCACGGCGGCCGGCAATACCTTCACCTGGACCGGGCCAACCTTAAACGGCACCAACATCGTGGCCAGTTCCACCAACATCAACCAGAATTTCTTGTGGGGCGTGCACAAAGTCCGCATCACCGTGGCCAACCCGACCAACGGCACAAACGATTGGATCCAAATCCTTGGTATTTGGTTGAACGGCTTTCGTTCGCCGACTGGCACCTAACCCTTTGGCGCGGCGTTCAAACGCCGCGCCATTTTACCACACGAAATTATGCAAACCGCCAACGGAACCGTCATCCTGAGCCCCGAAAACCAGCAATTCAAGTACGGCATCACGCCCGGTGAAGCGCTGATCTTGTACAAGCTGCACAAGGTCTATGCCAACGGCACGCCGCTGGGTGACTTCTTTGTCCAGCCAGGCGAAGCCCAGACTATCGAGAAGGAGGGAAAACCAGCCGAGGAGGAGTATTACAACCCGGCGACAGGCAAGGCCATTCCCGCCAAGGCGGCGGTCGAACCCGTGACCCACAAGCGCACCCAGACCGAGGAAATCGCGCGGCTGAAACGCAAGTACACGGGCAATATCACGGAGAACGGCGTCAGCCTGACCGCATTCATTGCGACGTTTGGCTCGGGGGCCGGCGTCCGGCTGCCCGAGACATTTGCCGAGATCGAGGAGTTCATTGGGGGCACCCCCGATCATCCAATCTTCCGCGCGGAGGAAGGTCAGGCAAAGGTTCTGTCGCAACGCGCGCGCGCGAATGAGCTCGCCCCCAAGCTGCGCGCGGATCTGTGCGACCTGGCCATCAAGCTCAAACTGCGCGTGCACGCCCAAGATTCGAAAGAGTCGATCATTCAGGCGATCATTGCCGCTGAGAGCGACGCGGCCTTGGAGGCCGAAAAGCCGGTTGCGGGTTAATTGAATTATGCCCGTTGGCACCACATTGGCGACGCTCCGCCAAATGCTCAATGCGGAGTGCGGCGAGGAAATGAACGAAACCATTTCCCCGGCCCGGGTGGCGATCAACAACCAGCTGCTCAACAACCAGCAGAGTTTTTTATTCACGCAGCACAGTTACCTGCGCGGCAAAACGGTGGCGACGCTGGCCGGAACGGTCGGGACACAGTACTACGCCGTCCCTACCAGCATTGACATGGATCACCTTGAATTGCCGGTGTTCACCAACATCAACAATTTTAGGTACCGCATCGCCTACGGTATCGGACAAGAGGAGTACAACCTGTTTCGCTCGGACCTGGGCGTCACCTCCAGCCCGGTAATGCGCTGGCAGTTGGTCAATACCAACGCCGGCTTGCAAGTCGAGCTGTGGCCCCTCCCCAGTGTCCCGCAAACCATCGTTTTTACCGGCCTGCTCGCGCTATCGCAAATGGTCAACGACACGGACACGTGCGTCATCGACGATTTGGCCCTCGTGCTTTATGTGGCGGCGGAAATTCTGGCGCGCAAAGGCACGGCGGACGCGGCGGCCAAGGGCGAGAAAGCCAAGGTTTACTTGGAATACTTGAAGGCCGCTTTTCCGAGCAAATTTGAGGTTTTCAACCTCTCCGGTGAAGCTCCGCGCTTCAAAGATTTTTATTATGGCAACAATCGCCGGCCCGTTGTGGCAGTCCTGGGCGGCAGCAGCTAGCCGATTATGAAACCTATTTCCGCTTACAATGTCTCGCTGTTACAGGCGTCGCAACACCCTGGCGAAGTCATCAAAATTGAGGGTTATTTCCGCTCCTCTACGCTCATTGCCTGGCTTCAAGTGCACGACTCCGTTGCCGCGCCGGTGGCCAATGCCGTGCCCCTCAAACAGTGGCCGGTTTACGCCACCTCTGAATTTTACAAAGAGTTCAAGCGCGGCTCTTTGACCTGTACCCTGGGCTGTTTTGTTGGCCTCAGCACCACGGAAGGCACCTACACCGCAGACGTCGCCGACGTGATGGACATCAGCGTGGACTTGAGCGA